AATATATTTAAGAAAGAATACAACGAAATTAAAGGAACATGTATTTCACAAATACCCAAAAAAAATATAGATGAGTCAAACGGGTTAATCAATGAAAATAACAAATGTAGAAAAGTGCGTAAAAAGATTATATATGTATCTTAAGTCATAATCCATTTTATATATTTTTGTATAGTATAATTCATTAATTTATCATTGTAAGTTATGTCTGATTTTTTTACTAATAAATCTATTAGAGATAACTTATGATGCTTATATTTTTTTATATAGAAATATAAGTAGTCATATTTATTTTTCTTTTCTTCAGGTAAATGATTCATAAATAATATTATATTTAATAACTTATTATTAAATTCATTTTCATTCTCGTTATTCGTATTGCATATTTCTATCGCCATATTCATTAATTTATCTGATATATCTGATATATCTGATATATCTTCATTTATTAATTGTTCAAAACTACTTTTATAAATGTTCATTAAATAATCTATGTTATTTATTACTTGGTTTAGTTCATTTGTAATTGTTTGTATATTTGGTATAATATCATTTATTGTTTTTTTATATACAAATATAGATGCATTATTTGATGATACATTTAAATCATCCATTAAGTTTTCTTCATTTTGTTCTATGAAATTTGTATAATAAATTATAGAATGTTTAGTATTTTCAACAGCTTTACTCATATTTAATGTTTCTGTCATAATTGTTTTAAATACATACGTTAATGTCGTAAATCCAGTTTTTAATAAATATATACTATCTCTTTCACCCTTTTTAAATTTTTTACTATTTGTAAAAAATAGTAAATATTCATTTATTACATTTACGTATTGTGAAAATACTTCCCAAGATTTATTGGTTAAATCCAATATATTCATATACTAAACATAATTATTTTAATTCGTTTAAAAGTATTTAAAGATTTTAATTCCGTTAATATATAAGATGACTGATAAATCTAGTAATGCAATGCCTTCATTTTCGGTTCCAAGTAATCAATGCCTTCAGCATTGTGTTAAAATCGCTATTGTAGACGACAAGCCCATTATGTTTGACTATTGGACGAATTCGCATGAAAGTAAAGTTTTAATTGGCGTTCGCGATAATGGCGAAAAATTATTAGTGAAGAGTGAGGATGAATACACATCCCCTATTGAAAAGATTTATAAGGTTCAAGATGAATATATTATCGTTACCGAAAACTCGCTTTACATTGTTAGTGCCTCCATCGCTACCAAGCGTCTTTCGTAAATTTAGTGGTTTAACCTATTCTTATTATTAATCGCCGGTTGCATATTGAATCGTCCATTCGCGTGCATTAGCATCATGTTTCTCTCTGTTATGAATAAACAATTCTGATATATCATAAACGAAAGGATCATTTGGGTTTGGATCATCCATCATTGAACAAATACTCAATAATACTTGGCTAATTGTCATTACCGGACTCCATTTATCCTTTAAAATATCCAAACATATAGAACCACTTGAATTAATGTTACAATGATATATTTTTGTAATAAATTTAATTTGTGGAGACCAAAATGGATACTTTTCTGGGATATTAATACTCAATTTAAAAATACCCCCATAATAAGGACTACCTTCTGGACCCATAATCGTAGCTTGCCAATTGAAAAAATCAAATTCATGTATTAATCCAGCCGAACAATTCTCCGGCGGATTTTTTTGCATTTCTTCCAACTCTTTCTTAATACGACGAATTGTCATATTAAGTTTTTATTTTTATATAGATATATGGTTTAAACTTTATATATATATATTATTACATATTTAATTTACTCTTTTTAGTTTTTTTCATTTGCATTTCCCTTTTTTTTTTTTTTTTTGTAATGTTTTTATCATTATTCATCTTGCCTTTATATATCGTAAATTCGGTCCAAGGCTCATTTGGACGATCATATAAATAAGGTTCTTGATCCGCCCATATTATGTTATTTTTACAGAATTCAGTCTTATTAAAAGGCGTTCCACATGAACTACCCCATCGAGCCCTGAACCCCATTTTCTTACATAGAGTAGTATCACACACTTTACCATCTAGAGCTCCGCGTGGTTGAAAAGGCTTAGGCCGTCCAGGATCAGACATAAATGCTCGGTCATCTAATTCATAGTGACTACAACATGTTCTTGATGAAGGATTTATTTTATTTAAATAAATATCATAATGGTCTGCCATAATTTCTTCGGCAATCTTAATATCTATTTTACCTTTATGTTGCTCCATTAATTGTGTCAGACGTACGTGCCTAGCACCCTGATGACGACGAATATCAAAATGCCCAACATTCGAACATTCCAAATTACGAATTCGTGGGTCATAAACGCCATTAAATCCTATAAAACATCCATCTTTCTTTTTCTCAACATTTACATACTTTAACCCTAACTCAACCCGCATAATAATATTATTCTTCGTGTCTCCAACTAACCACGCATTCGCATAATCACCACTATTGTTAGTAACCAAAAAATCTTTTATTTCATCCAATGTTTTACCATATTGCATGGCAGTACGAATTCGACACGCGATTGGGTCCTTTAACTCAAACTTATTAAATCCACCAATAGTTGTCTCAGTACACATAATGCCATTACTAGTAACATAAAAATCAGTTTCACTTGAAATATTACCTGGTGCTGTTTGCATTAAAATACGCGCTCCTTTACTTGGATTTATATCTAATATGTATTTAAAATGTTGACCAGTCATAAAATTATCAAACGTATTATGTCCGCAAATAATTTTTCCATCTTTGGTATAACTACCAACTGCCATAAATCCCGTACAATGATCGTCTCCGCCATTCGCTCTATAACTGCTTCCACCTTCGCCATGACCTGTTCCAGAACCACTATCTTCATTAAATAAATGTCCATATTTTTCCTGTAAAACTGGATAATTCTTACATATCGTTGGAACAACGCTAAATAATGAATCTACGCTAACGTAACAATTCCACATAATAATATCATCCATAGAAATCTTACATCCTCCAGCATTCGCTCCTTTTTTTATCCCTTCAATCTCCTCATAAAGTTCCGGATAATTTGCTTGAATTATTGGCCCCCAAATAGTTCCTACAATTTCACTAAATATTTCACGAGAATAACCATAATCTTCATAGTAATTAAAATCTAACATTTTAAATATATCATTTAATTCCTTGGCAATCATATAGCCATGTGCATATCCTCTTTCACTTGGGTTCCCCCTTATAGAGAGATAAGTCCATCCATTAAGTTCATACCTAGTTCCATTCTTAATCTTCATTATGTAATATATAATGAAAAAAATTACATAATAAAAATCAAAAAACGAAAAACGAAAAAAAAGCGAATCTGTGGCCGACCGCGAGTTTCCCGTTTTGGACATTTATAAATGTCCATTTTCAGAAATGGCCGAGTCCCCTCTGGAAAAACGTGAAAAAGTGACTTGTGACCATAATGCTCTCATTTCCGTTTTTAAATATTTTTTGTTGTTACCATATTTTTTTCGGAAAATGATAAAAATAACGGAAAACTATTTAGGGGATTTTTATGTTAGGATAATATAGGCATGTTTCCTAACATAAAACCCCCAAAAAATCCCATAAAATATAGTTGTGATAATTGTAACTATAATACGAGCAATAAAAAAGATTTTAAAAAACACGAGCAGACCATAAAACACTCACATACCATAAATCCTAACAATTCCTACATAAAAAATCCCATAAATTTATTCACCTGTGTATGCGGTAAAGAATACAAGCACAACTCAACATTATCGTCACATAAGGTAAAATGTACATACCATGACAATAATTGTATTTTATTAGATACAAACGTAACATCAAATTCCCCTCAAGTAATACACTTAACAAATTTGGTATTAGAATTGGTGAAGAATAATACAGAATTACAGAAACAAAATCAAGATTTTCAAAATAAAATGCTTGATGTATGTAAACAAAGCAACACTACTATTAATAATAATAATAGCGTTAACAACAATAAAACATTCAACATGCAAGTATTTTTAAATGAAAAATGTAAGGATGCTATGAACATAATGGAATTTGTTAATTCAATGACTTTACAATTATCGGATTTGGAAGATGTCGGCGAACTCGGGTATGTTGAAGGCATTAGTAAAATCATTATACGAAAACTCAATGAAATGGATGTTTATAAACGCCCGATTCATTGTAGTGACTACAAGAGAGAAGTAATGTATGTGCGAGATGATGATATATGGGAAAAGGAGAATAGCACTTATGACAAAATACGCAAGGCTATAAAATACATAACAAAAAAGAATGGCGATTTGATGATTCCTTGGCGCGATAAACATCCGTCTTGCATGAATACGACTCATCGATTGAATGATGTATACTTACGTATAATGAACCAATCAATGGGTGGCAAAGGCGAGTTTGTTGACAGCGAGAATAAAATAATCAAGAAATTATCCAAGGCGGTTTACATCGACAAAGAGTGCTAAATAGTATGAAAATTAATAATTTATATCTATAAATATCTACAAAATATCATTTAAATGGCGAATTTGGTCAATTGTAAGTTTTTCCGGAAAGGTTACATTAAAATTTATAATTAAATTACCAACATGCTGTTCTCTTTTCATGCCCATGCCTTGTAATACTTTATTATAATTATGTGTAATAATATTTCCTATTGTATTGTTAATTTTGAAAATACGTCCATCTAAATAATTCATATCAAATATAAATCCACACAATGCGTCTTTTAATGAAATTGTTTTATTTAGCGTAATGTCTAACCCATTGCGTGTAAATTCAGTATCGTTTATTATTTTGATAAAAACTTTAATATCTCCTTTATTCGTTTCTGATAAAATATTACCCTTTTCTCGTAAAATAATAATTTCATTATTGTCAACGCCGCAAGGAATCGGAATATAAATTGTTTCGGTTTCTTCTCGTTTAACATCATTTTCAATAATCCATCGTGTAATTTCGATAGGCATATTATAACCGGTAAATGCTTTACCTAATGTAATTGTTTCGGTTTTTGTAATAGGCGTAGGTTTGGCAATGCGTTGTTTAATATTATCTATATTAAAGACGTTAGTTCCAAATTTTACATTATTTCCATTAGTATTACTCACACTAGCATTAAAGAAATTTGATGAAATAAAATTCAAAATATCAGATGGGTCAAACTCAGGCACGGCCGTCGAGTTTCTAAAAAAAGATGGCGTAGCATTACCGAACGGCATCTTAGAGTTAATATCATAATGACGGCGTTTATCTTCGTCTCCTATAATTTCATATGCAGAATTAATGGTTTGAAATTTCAAAGTAGATTCTGGCGAGTTATTGTTGCGGTCTGGGTGATGCTGAAGTGATAATTTTCTATATGCTTTTTTAATCTCTTCTTGTCCGGCGGTATCACTTATACCTAATGTTTCATATAAATTATTCATAATTATTATAATAAGATGATATAAACTTAAATAGTTATTTACGAATAATATTATTACAATATTTATGGAAAAACCTCTATTATATAAATATCAACCTAATTGGTTGTCTCAATTTGAAATAGAAGATGATTTAAAAATAATACTGAAAACGTTGATAGAAATGAACATATTAAATATACTTTTTATTGGCGAGTCAGGATCAGGCAAAACAACATTGATAAATGCAGTTATTAATGAATACTATGGAAAAATAAATAATAGTTCAAATGAAAATATTTTATATATAAATAATTTGAAAGAGCAAGGGATATCATATTACAGGACTGATGTTAAAACGTTTTGTCAAACGCCAAGTTCGATAATAGGAAAAAAAAAAGTATTGGTAATAGATGATATTGATTTTATAAACGAACAAAGCCAACAAGTATTCCGTAATTATATAGATAAATATAGCCATAACGTTCATTTTTTAGGGTCATGTATAAATACACAAAAGGTAATAGATAGCTTACAATCCAGATTTACAATTATCAAGAAGAAAAATATTGAATATGATAATATGATTACAATTATTAATGTAATTTGTGAAAAAGAAAATATTTGTATTAGCCAAGATACATTAAAATATATTATATCAATAAGCAACAAATCGATTCGTATGATTGTAAATTATTTAGAAAAATTCAAATTATTAAATAAAGAAATAACGATAGAATTAGCAAATCAATTATGTACCAATATATCATTTTATGAATTTGATAAATATACACATTTATGTAAACATGAGGCAAATTTGAATGAAGCAATTAAATTAATTTATAAGTTGTCCGATCGTGGATATTCTGTTATGGATATACTAGATAATTATTTTTTATATATAAAAATAACTACAATATTGACGGAAGAAGAAAAATATATGATTATACCTTACATATGTAAATATATTACGATTTTTAACAATATACACGAAGATGATATAGAATTAGCACATTTTACAAATAATTTAATATCTATATTTG